TAATTTATACTTTTTAAAAAAGTATTTCAAAAATGGGGTTTAAGGGGGGAAACCCCCCTTTTAATGGGGTTTAAGGGGAACAAAGTTCCCTTTTTTTACATAATTATGTAAAATTGATTAAATTTATTAAATATTGTCTGTCTGCATAAAATAAATAATAAATTATGATTACCAAAGGAACGAATGAAGTAGCGGATGTGTTGTTAAATGTCTTCTTAGCAGGAGATCCTAGACCTCAATGGAAAAAACTGCCTCGTCCAGTGAAACGAGAACTCATGAATAGACTAGGAGAAAAGAATTACAACAACATCCATGACCCTAGATTGTATCAGGATTTGGATCGTCTGTGGAACGCAAGAAGGAAGTTGAAAGAAGAGGATATAGTAGATCGAGCGAAATTGGCGACGAAAGTGGAGTGTGCTGTATGTTTGGAAACATATGATGGTGGTGACAAGGTAACAACATTAATGTGTGGGCATAAGTTTTGTTCAAAGTGTATACTTAACCACATGCATCGTCTTGGAGAATACGCGGCTTGTCCTTTATGTCGTCGTAATGTATTTGATTTGGATACACCATCTACGAGTTCGCTGACGAGTGTATCTAGAATTTCAGAGGATGATCTTACATCGGTAGTATTATTAGATAGATTGAGGAAAAAGCGTCAGCTTGAGAGAATGAAGAAACGTCAACGAAAAAGGGAAAGTAAAAAATAGAAAAATAGTTAGTAAAAAATAATATAAAGGATACATGCTATATTACATTGTGGGCGGCGCAATGAAGCCAAAAAGTATTTATATAATTATATAAGTACGTAAAATTGATTGTATGATTATGGATTAATGACAGACATAAAATAAAAAAGGTAAGTAAAAACGCACGGTTTCCCGAGCGGTCAAAGGGGACAGACTTAAGATCTGTTGCGTTAGCTTCGTGGGTTCGAATCCCACATCGTGCACCAAAGCTTCCTTAGCTCAGTTGGTTAGAGCGTTGTTCTTATACAGCAGAAATTAATGCTCTTTTTAAGCAAAGCAAAGGTCGAGGGTTCAACCCCCTCAGGAAGCAGTTTGCCCGGTTAGCTCAGTCGGTAGAGCGCGCGACTTTTAATCGCGTGGTCGAGGGTTCAAGTCCCTCATCGGGTGGCAAAATGGAATGGAAAGTCGCCAGTGAAAAGACCTCCTCCGGACAATTGGGGTGAGAAATTGTAGGACAGACGCAGTCCGCATGATATTATTATTCAATATTATTGTTTAAATAAGTATCATTCATAGTAATTTATGATTAAATACGCATTGTTAAATGTAGAAGGGGGCGCCTTTCATTAGCACGGTTTCCCGAGCGGTCAAAGGGGACAGACTTAAGATCTGTTGCGTTAGCTTCGTGGGTTCGAATCCCACATCGTGCACCAAGTGTATCTGTAGCTCAATTGGTTAGAGCGTCGGTCTTATGAGCCGAAGGTAGAGGGATCGAAACCCTCCAGATACATTTTTTTTTGGTGCAAAAATTATGACATTTGGGACATAAATAAAGTTCGCCTCCACGTGGTGTGTCTTGGGTAACTCTAAATGAACTTTAAGGGATTTGGGTATTGACTTTGGGTATTGACTTTGGGTATTGACTTTGGGTATTGACTTTGGGTATTGACTTTGGGTATTGACTTTGGGTATTGACTTTGGGTATTGACTTTGGGGAGACATTAAAAATAAATTCCAATGATCATTTGTGAGGAATTTTGAATGTCTCATTATAATGTTGATGTGGGTGGGGATCAACATAAAATTTAAAATGACCTTAGTATGTCATAAAAAGACTAAATCCTCCATAGCTCAGCTGGTTAGAGCGTGCGACTGTTAATCGCGAGGTCAGAGGTTCGATCCCTCTTGGAGGAGCAGTGCTCTCATGGTCTAATGGTTATGACTGGGGTCTTTGAAACCTCCGATCTGGGTTCGATTCCCAGTGAGAGCTAATAAATCCCATATAGTGTAATGGTAAACATATGGCCCTTTCAAGGCCGAGCTCGGGGTTCAATTCCCCGTATGGGAAATAATTATATAAATCTATAAAATTGAAATAAAAACTAAATTATTATAATCATTAAGTAATTATAATAATGTATCAAAAACAAACCATAGTTAATAAAAAAAAACCATTTTCCATTATGGATCGGTTTATCCAGGAAACGGATTTTGTATGTTGCGATTATCATTATGTACTAATGGAAGAAGGTAAATTACAAGAAAGAATACAGAATATTCATTCAATTAGAAATAATATATCAATACCTAAAAAAAGTGGTTTATTTTTTAGAAATAATGAACTTAAACCTGCCCCTAGGAGAATAAAAACATTTGAACATGATGATATTTGATTAATAATAAGGTTTTATTTTAGATATTTTTTTATCTCGTTTTCAAATATTATAACTGGTATAAATCCGAATGATAAAAAACACCATATTGCGGCTTTTTCACCGGAATACTCTGAACCTATTCCAGGTATACCTTCTATATCATTTAAATAATCATATATTCCAAAAATTAAAACGCATGCTGTTACGAAAGCGATTCCCAATGGATAAGCTTTTGTAAATAATACTGGAACAAAAAATAAAAACATCCAATAATTCCATCTTGATATGGGTTCCCACTCTTTATCTGTTTTAAATTTATATGCTATATGATATCTACCCATATATGCACCGGTTTCTTCATTACAAAAATCATCATTTATACTATCAGGTATACAATCAGGGTCATTTTCTATATTTAATTCATGTAACGTAGTTGTCATTAATATACCAAGAATTAATGTAATTATAAAAATGATATTCCAATTAAATAATTTTGGATTGGGATCAAAATTTGAATAAAAAATACTGAATACAAATGGTTGAAAACAAAGATGCACGTATGATATTGTTGCTAATAAACGTTTCATATCTTTGTCATTTTTATAATGATATTTATATAACAACCCTTGTAATAATTCCTTTATTGCAAAAAATAATCCAGCAAAACCTACTTTTGGATTTGATATTTTATATATTCCAGCGCACCCTAATAAGAATGCATTAAAATAGGATTGATTTTCTGAAAAACACATATTATTTTCTTATAATATATATTTACACTAAAATATTATTTATTTCTGTTACACTTACTGGATCTTGAATAAAATTTAAAAAATCTTCTGTTAATCTATCTTCAAAACAATCAAAACAATAAGAAAATAAATCAATATAATATGCTGTTCTATTCAATCTTCTTCTACAATAAAAACATCTCATTTAATATATTGTCCTAAAATTTTGAAATCCTTCTTTCGGATGACTTTTTTCTTGTAATTCATTTAAATTTATTACTCTGTCCATATATGGTAATATTTCTTGATCATGTGTTATTACAATTACTGTCTTTTTTTTACATTCTTTTATTATCATTTTCATTATTTTACTTCTTGTATTTTTATCTAAACCAGCAAGAGGCTCATCAAATATTATTATACCACATTCTTTACTTATACCTCTTACAATTGTTGTCACTTTTTGCATACCTAATGATAAATTTCCACCATTTATTCCAACATTTGTATTATATCCATCTGCTAATTCTGAAAATACTTCATCCAATTTATATTTTTTCAATAATTCTGTTATTTCTTTATCTGTATTATCATTACCATATTTAAAATTATACATCAAACTATCATCAAATAAATTTGTTTTCTGATTTACATAATTTACATATTTTCTTAATGATCCTTTTGATAATTCTGATATTTTTTGATTATCTATTTCTATATAACCGTCTTTCGGTTCGTGTAGTTTTATTAACATTTTTACTAATGTTGTTTTCCCTGATCCTGATCTTCCTACTATTCCTATTTTCTCATTATCTTTTATACTTAATTCAAAATCTTTAAATAACCAATCATCTTGTGTATCATCGTATTTATATGATATATTTTTAAAATTTATACTATTACCTGTAAATACGGCATCTTTCTTATTTGTCTCTATTGCATTAAAGATTTCTTCTAATTGTTTTCTTGATGCTAATACTATTCCCATTCTATATATTACTTGATGCACTATACCATAATTTAAATCCATTACATAAGATAAATAATTACCTAATAATAATACTACTGATATTACTGAACTCACATTTATTTCTTTCTTTTTTAAACCATTATATAAATAATACAACGAAAATGCATATGCTAATACTGTTAATAATTGTGTACTTAATATTGCTCTATTCTCAGTATTCATTAGTTCTGTTGTTAATTCTTGATTTTTTACTTCTAAGTTTACATTAGTATTTACTGTCTTTTCTGACTCATTATTTATAAAAACATTCATTAAATTATTAAAATTATTTGTTAAATTCTCGCTTATCTCTTCTAGAAAAAATGTTTCTTTTTTCATTACTAGATCCATTAATGTACCACCATAATAATACATTATTATCATACTAAAAAATACTTGTATTAACATTATACTACCCACTGTCGGTGATAAATAAAATAAATATATTATTATTAGTGCTGCAACTATACATTCTGGAAAAGCTTTACTAAATGCATATTGAAATGCATCTCTGCTATTCCTACTTAATTCCATTATTCTCGCAATATATTCTCCCGTTTTTATATCTTTAAAATCTCCTGAATCATGTAAACTTACTGTCCCTTCAAAAAATAATGCTCTTATATATTGTAAATATTTCGGTGTTATATTCGCTTCTACCTCTCCTTTTAAATAATCTACACATATTACTAATAACCAAGTTATTGATACTAATATCATTAAACCTGCTGTATTCCATTTCAATACATTTTCTTTTATATTTATATAATCTCCAAATTTATTTTTCCCATTCTTTAATGAATCAAATAACTGTCCTAATAAATATGGTATACCTAAACCCTCTACTGGAAATACAAAAAATACAATTAATATATATATGGTAAATGTAAATGAATTCTCATAAAAAAAATCATAAAACATCCTATCCCAAAATACATTTTCCTTTCTTGTAAAATTTTGTTCCTCCGTTTTCATTATGTTATATAATTATTGAATATTTTATATATTATCAAAATAATGTATTAAATCATCCATATTCTTGATTGAACTATCCTATCAGGTTCTCCTACTAGGTTTCGCATTAATAATGTCATATCCATTATATCTTCTGTCGTATCCATCCTTGCTATAGTGGTATTTTCCCTTTGTATACTTTGGTTGTTCATTAATAAAATGAACAACAGGTTTAATAGTGCGTTTCGGTTTATCATTCTCCTGCATATTTTACAATATCTTACTTGTTTTATTTTTAATCAATTTTATACTTTTTTATAAAAAGTATTTCAAAATCTCCAACATCTAAAACATTTTTTATTTGGCAACGGATATTCCCCAACGCTAATAGGCAACCTCAATTTTAATCTATAATTCTCTTGCTCTTGTGTCATGTAATAATAGAATTCATCCATACGCCAATATTCCTCTACCGCATTATTTAAATTTTCTATTTGTTTGATAACGTTGTTCATGTTTAATATATATGTATTATCATATTCATATATATTTTTAACTATTTCTAACGGTAATACATTATTCAATAATTTAAATGTCATATTTTTCATATAATAGAAATAAGACAATTTAATTCAATTTTATACTTTTTAAAAAAGTATTTCAAAATAATACTTTTAAAAAAAGTATTTCAAAATAATACTTTTAAAAAAAGTATTTCAAAAATGGGGTTTCCCCCCCCTTCTAATGGGGTTTAACAGGAATTTTGTTCCCCTTTTTATAACGGTTCTATTACTTCTATTTCTCCAACTTCTTCCTTATCTTTATTCTCATCTAATAAATTATTAGCTTTCACATATTTATCATACATTATATGTGTCTCTTTATCTATATTATCTCTCGCATCTTGTCTAGCTTTTAATAATTCATCCATATTTTTTATTGTTCCTTCTTCCTGATCTTTCTCTTTAAAATCTATTTCTTTCGGTGCTTTTGTATTTAATAACTCATTAAATTCATCTTGTTTTCTTATTAATTCTTCATTTAATTCATCTTTTTTCCTATCCATATCGTTCGTACTCATTAATAAATAATTTTCATTTCTTTTTTTCTCCTGAGCTTCATTTTTCTTTCTTTCCTCTTCTTCTATTTGTTTTTTATATTCTTCTTCTTGTTTCTCTCTTAATTCATTCATAAATTTTAAATCCTTCTTTATATGTTCTATAAAATCATTGTTTATTTTTATTATATCTTCTTTTGTTAATTCATCATTCTTATGTTTTTCATAATAATAACTTATTGTTTGTTTAAACCAATCTGTTTTAAAATTTATATCCATATTTTTTATTATAACATTCTTATTAATTACCCTCCATAATAATTCTTGATTTCTTTTTGATATAAAAAATATCATTTTATTATTTATACCTTATTTTTTTAAATTTTTTTATTACGTTTTGTTTTATTTCTTCTTTGTCTAATTTTATTTTTTGTTTTTCTTCCTCTTGTTTTTGTTTTTCTTCTTTTTCTTCCTCCAAATTTTTTTGATAAATCTGGAATATGTGTCTGTCCCTTTTTATTTGGATATATTATTATTTCTTTTGATACATATTGATTAAATCTATGTGGTTCTTTTTTTTCCATATTTTTTTCAGATCTCAATTCACCAGTACTGTGATCTCTTGATACATTATAATATGGTTTAATATCATTATTATTATATAATTTTAATTGTCTTAAATTTTCATCTACTTTTGCATATGGATTATCTCTCCCAATTACTTCATAATTTATTTTTGATATATAATTATTATCTCTCGATGTTTCCCATGGCCATGCATAATCCGGATATGGTTTCGGATGTACATATACTACTACCCCTCTTACATCTTTATCTAATAATTTTTTTAATTTATTTCTATCTAATTCGGGTGTATCTTTCACATTTTTTAACTTATTTTCTACTTCTGTTTTATCCCATCCATTTAATTCTGCTTCTTTTAATGCTAATTCTAATTTTTCTATCTCTAATTGCTTCTTGGCTTCAAGATCTTTTTTTTTAGAATTTAATTCCTTATTTCTTCTTTTACTTTTTATTTCTACATTGTCATAATTCTCATCATCACTATCTTTTTTTGTTATATTTTTTTTTAAATCATTTCGATCAATTTTCGGCATAAAAATATTATATTAGTATAATATTTTATTAGATTTTTATTCATTATAATATATTTTTCTACGATTAAATACCAAATTATCTGGTACCCTTTGTTTTGTAAAATGATTTATTAATTTTTCTGTTATTAATACCTTCTTTCCATCTATTTTTTCTGTTAATATTGTTATTATAAAATATAACGAATACATTCCACATTCTGTATTTGTTTTTTGATGTTCATATGTGTTATAAATTATTTTAAACTCTATTCCCTCTTTTTTTCCTTGTTTCTCTATATTCATTATTAAATTATATATCTCTGGTGGACATGCTTCCCCATTACTATCAAAATATAATATAAATTTATTTTTTATGTCTATAAATAATGATACCCAATGTGTCCCAGCTTCGCCCTGTTTTGCTAAATTAAAAATTACACCTATCTTATTTATTTTATTTTTAATATAATATTTTAAATTAAATTTACATAATTCATTCCATACACATCCTTTTTTATCTTCTATATCTGGACTATTAAAATTTATTGGTGTCGGTCCTATAAACTTAAAATTTTTATATTTATACTCATATTGTTCTAAGACATCTAATATATCATAATTTGATAACCATTCATCTGGATTTTTTTTCCATTCACTTGGTTGGTCAGGTGCATATAATAATGTTTTTATACTTTCTTTAGTTCTCTTATTATCTATATCATTTAACCAACATATTTCATCTTGACAACTCGGTTTTCTTTCTTTTAATGACTCCCATATTTTTCTTAAACTTCTACTTTTTATTTTATTTTCCTTATTATTCTTATTATAGGATTTTTTTAATTTTAATATTATATCTTTATTTAAACATGATTTATTATTTATTTTATTATCTTCCCCATATGGACTACAATTCTTTTTTTTTAATGTTCTCCCTCCTTTTATTTTTTTTATTTTTTTTAAATTTTTTGTTTTTCTCATATACATATTAATTATACTTTTTTATAAAAATATTGCACAATTTACTTTATTATTTTTTTTATATTTTTCTTTCGAAACTATAGCCAAATATATTTGGTATTATTTTTTTCTCTCCATTCATATTACTAAATATTACATCATCATCTTTATTATATTCATTTGATGTCTCTATTTTTGATAATTCTATTCTTTTTACTATATTTTTCACATAAACATTAAAACTCTTAATTATATCACTACTATAATCATTATTATTCTTATTTAACATATCATATGTTACTCTTAATATTTCATCTCTATGTATATCTAATATATCTTCCTCATAAACCATTTTTTTATATTCATCCTCATCTGTTTGTTTTAAATATGTTTTCAATCCCTTCTTGTTTGACATTAACATTAATGTCATTTCATCTAAATTATTCGATAAATCCATATATTTTTAAATATATTATCTCGTCATAATCTTAACTTATTAATATACTTTATTTATTTTGGTATTTTTTTTATTTATTATATATATAATAATGTCTTGCGGATTTACTGGAATGATTAAAACATATAAAGATAAAGGTGTATCGCCACAACAAACTGTTACTGGTTTTAAAAACGCTGATGATGCCTTAACTAGAGATATTTTAAGAGATAGTTGGAATAATGTTGCTGTTAAAGATACTCAGGGCAGTTTCGGTAGAAGAATCGGTCCTTTCCGTGCTTCTCAAAATTTAGGAGATTTCTTAAATCGTAAAAACTATAAATGTGGTACTCGCCATGGTGCTTGTGATGATACTGGTATCGCTGCAGCATCCGGAAATGTTAAATTTGTACCTGATTCTTCCGATTATACCCGTTATCGTCGTGAAGCTGCTACTCTTAAAAATTACGATGATCATGCTCTCTAAGTGTTAAATAGTTTAAGGAACCTTTCTTACTTTTTTTTTATTATATAATTATTATTATATAATGAACTTTACTAGACAATCTCGACCTATTAAAGATAATATTAATAATGCTATCGTCAATGTTACACATGCTGTCCCTATGAAAGCCGGCTCCGCTGATGGTTCTAATGATTTCTCTATTAATCGTCTTAAATATATTCGTACTACTCATGACCGTGATGGTGTTACTAATGAAAATAATACATATGAAAAATTTTCACAAGATGTCGAAAATGCTAAAACTAAACGCTTTTTTGGTAATACTAATACTGACTCCGTTTCTCGCATATCTAAAATTAGAGAAAAAGCTATCGGTGGCGGCTCATTGAATTTACCTAATATCTCTTTTGATGCCCAAGGTAACGGTGTCATTCGACGAGTTAATTTACCTATGTCCTTCGTCGATACTAAAAATATTAATACTATTGATCAAGCTGTCCGTCGTACACGTTCTGGCGGATCTTCTGTACCTAAAAAATTCTCTATTAATAAAAACCCTTAAAACTTAAGAAAAACTTTGTCCCCCTTTTTTTTATACTTTTAATATATATCTTATGTACAATTATTTAGCTGAATTTCTCGGTGCACTTATCCTCGCATATGTAATTTTAGCTACTACCAATCCTATTGCTATTGGTATCGCTTATACTGTCCTTCTCTTACTATTCTCTTCCGTAACTAATGGATATTTTAATCCCGCCATTACTATCCTTATGGCATCTATTAATGAACTACCCCTATCTAATGTTATCCCTTACTCTTTATCACAAATTATGGGCGCCCTTACAGGTGTCGAAATTTATAAACGTTTTAAATTTTAATCCCCTCTTATTAAACCCATTATATTCCCCATTATATATCCTACCCATCCACCTAACATTATTGAACAACATACATTCTCTTTTAGCATTATCTTTTCTATATTTAGAATTATATTTTGTCTTCTACATATATTTAATATCTTACAAACCATCGTGTAATATATTAAACCTCCTAACGCTCCACCCATCATTGCCCATTCTAATCTCCTTTTTATCATTATCATTTTATATTATATTCTATTTATATTCTATATGCCAAAGACTTATAAAAAAAAATTTAATACTACTAGAAAAAAATATCATGGAGGTGGTTCAAAAAAGAAATCAAAACAAGAAACACGAAAAATGCCTAAGAAAATATCAAAACCAAACTCAAAAACAAGGTCAAAAACACCATATCAAACAAAAAAACAAATAACACAAACTAAAAATAAACCAAAAATAAAAAAAGTTAAACATCCGTTTAATAACAAATATAAGAAACCATTTATTAATCTGAAAGATGAAACTTTTCGTCTTGAATTATCAACTAAAGCTGCTGAATTATTAGTTAATGGATCTAGTACTGAATTTATTTTCGATGAACTTCAAAGAATGATTAATAATAATCAAAAAAATGTCTTTCCGTATGGATATCATAGAGCTGCACTGGCTGGTAGTAATCCAGATAATGAATGTAAAGCCGCTTCTAAATATTGGGAATTATATTCAAATGATGATGATGTTAATTGTCGGAATTATATTGATTATAATCAACGAGATAAAATACAAAAAACGTGGCAAACGTGGCAAAGTAGTGTTGATGAATTAAATCATATAGATGGAAACCTTATTTACGAAATAGATCCTGATGACACGAGATTTCCAGTTTCTTTTAATGACAGATTTGATTGGGATTGGATACAAAATAATGATGTAAGATATATGTTTCCTGGACAATGTTGGATGTGTGACGAAGATGTTTGTTTTTATTTTGATAAATCTGGTAATAAAACAGGTTGCGGTGAATGTGAACATGTTGGATCAATTATACCATCTTTATTAGCAGGAATGTTAAAACAACAAGATTTATCACATTTTATATACAATTATGGGTTTTCACATGTTCATTGTAATCAGAATAAAGGACCAAAAGGTAATACTACTAGTATGAAATTTGATAGTAAAATATTACAATGGGTCTATGATGTTAAAGCAACTAAATTAATAATAAATAATATATTGACAAAAGATTTACATACAAATGAATATTGTCCTTTTTACAGAGCACAATTGATGAATTGGAAGGATGACAAACCAGCCCAAAGAACAAGTATGCTTAATACAATACAAAGATATACTGACATATGGATTCGACAAGCTAATACCGCTTTGATAAATAGCGATTTGACACAAGAAAAGAACAAAATAGCAAAAGATAAAGCTGTTAATTACACTAAAGTTATTAATTATTTTGTTAAACGATGTTTAGATAATCATAGTACAGCAATCAAAGGAGGTAGTTTAAATCACGATGAAGATTTTGATATTTCGAATAGTAGTCAGTTAAATATTTTAATGGATAGAATAAAAAAAGATAAAGACGGAATATACAAGTATTTATATGAAAATTTAAAAGCATCTAATTATATCACCAACACCACTGCAGTTGTTGTTCGTGGTTCTATACCCACTGCACGTGCTATTCGTGCATCTAACCGTGGTGCTGTAATTACTGCTCCTGCCCCTGCCCCTGCTCCTGCTCCTGCTCCTGCTCCTGCTCCTACCCCTGCTCCTGCTCCTGCTCCTGCTCCTGCTCCTGCTCCTGCTCCTGCTCCTACCCCTGCTCCTGCTTCTGCTCCTGCTCCTGCTCCTGCTCCTGCTCCTGCTCCTGCTTCTGCCCCTGCTCCTGCTATTGCTCCTGCTGCTACTCCTCCTCCTGCTCCTGCTCCTGGTATTGCTACTACATATGGACAAATATATTCACCTATGCCTAATCCTAGTGATCCAACCAGATATAACGTATCTGGACAACAACAAAGACAAGCAAGAGCTACTTTAAGACTTCTACCTAGTTCTCCTATTAATCGTATGTCTTCTCTTGCCAGAAATAGTGATAGTGATAGTGATAAAAACGATGGTTATGAAACATAATAAAATTATTTTATTCGTATTATTTATATGAATAAAACTAAAAGAACAAATAAAAGAAAAACTAATTTTAGTAAAAATGGTGGCACACGCAGACATAAACGTGTAGTACAAACATATAATAGTCCTACTTCTACTACTGGTAATTCCGGTTATAATACTCCTCCACGTCGAACAATACCAGTTAATGCACGCCCTGTTAGACCTCGACGTGGTCAGCGCGGTCCAGCTTCAGGAACAATACCATTTCCTCCATTTATATTAAATCAACCTGGATCACCAAAAAGTGTTGCTGATATAGGATATGGTGGTAATAAAAAAAAATCCAGAAAAAGAAAAATGTATGGTAAAGGTCTTGCTGCTAGTAAAATGATTATTGATTATATGGAACCAAGTTCACCTCCAATACAACGTTCAAATTCACCTCCAATACCACATACGATGAATAGATCATTATCTTCACCTCGCAATGATATTGAAAGTTTAGGTAGTATGAATAAACTAAATTATTTTAATCCTATAAAAACCAGTTTTAATAGTGATAATAATTCAACTAATAGTAGTTATGATAGCTTGGAAGGTTTTCCAATAGATGAGGAATTGGACAAATTTATCAAAGAAAATGAACTTAATAAAGATATTCCTATTAGTAATAGTCCTTTAGGTTATGTTGGTCTACCTCGTGTTATTGTTACACAAAGAGAATATTCACCTCTTCCTCCTGGAAAAGAATTTAGATCTGTTTCTGCACCTACTTACAGTCAAAATTCTCCTGCTTATAATAAGAAAAAACCTATTATTAACAGTAATTCTTTTCAAGAATATATGAATAAACCTATTAGTAATTCTTTTCAAGAATATATGGGTAAGATTAGAGAAGGAGGTCCTATAATATTCGGAGGTAAAAAAAGAAAAACTAAACGAAAAAAATGTAAACAAATACGTAAAACTAGAAAATTTATTTAATAAATACCCAATTTCCACCTTTATAATATTCACAGTACATTGCTTTATAACCATTATCTAAATTAAAACAATAAGTCTTATGTGGTTCTATACCTTGGTCTCGCAATACTGCGAGTGTTAAATACGGTTGTTCTTTAACATATAATTTTTCTTTTGTTGTTGGATGTTCTATATATGTTACATTTAATGGATCAAAATCATATGTTAGATCTTTATTTAAACTTTTAGAAGTTTTTCCATTAATTGCTTCAAAAGAAATTTCTGTTTGTCTACCTAAGTAATCCATCTTGTTTTTATTATAATATTATAATAAAAAAAAATTCAATTTTACATAATTATATAAATTCATCTTCACTCAATTCACTACTACATTCTAAATAATCATCATCTCCAAATTCCCCATCATCTACTACAAAATCATCTTTTACATATCCGGTACTTGTTCTTGGTAATTCATTATCCTCTTCCTCTTCTTCTGAATCTCCTCCGTCTCCTAAATCTTCAAATCCGCCATGTAATAAATCATAAATATTTTCCCATTCATCTTCCTTTAGTGTTTTCGCATTATTATCACTATCTCTTGATATTAATATACATGATCCAAAGAATAATACTTCTGCGATAGGTGGTGGAAATTCATATTTATTTTCTTGATTTGCTCTCCCTTCTGTCTTCCCGTATACATCAATTATATAATTATTATTTAATTTATTATTTTTAAATTTTTCTGTCTTATATGTTGTTTGTAATTTGAAACCCTCTGATCTCTTAAATCCAGCTTTCTTATATATTTCTTCTTCAACAAATTTTTTCCACATTAATGGTTTTATGTTTCCATTCTTTTCTACTATCAATATTCCTGTGCTACTCATTTTTTCTTTTTTTATATTTATTATATATCTTTATGTTTAAATCAATTTTACAAATCTTTAGTTAGTTTAAAATTTAATATTTATTTGATTTTTTATATTATATAATGGAAAATTCTCCTCTTCCACCTTCTATTAATATTGCTCCACCGGTTAATCCTATTCAATCAATGTCACCTCCTGCTAATATGTGGCCACCTACCACAAATGTTTCCAAATCTTTCTTTGATTTTGAACTTAGTTTCCCTCTTAAAGTTATTTTATGTTTAGTCATTATGTTATCGCTCCATTTTCTTTATAGTTTTTTAAGAAAAAGGTTCTTCGGTTCGGAGGTTTATGAAGATGATGATGATGAAATCTTAAAAGATATAAATGGGTTAGAAGATGAGAATGAATCTTATATGGATGATCAAGATTATTTTGATGAAAATGAAGAGTATGATTTAGAAAAAAATCTTGAAAATAATCTTAATAAAGACTAAATTATTTATTATTAATATAATAATGAATAATCCATTCAAATATCTTGATGATAAACTTAAGCAACATGAAGATGTTTCTTATAAAAAATTAAAAGAATATACTTGGAATTATGATATTAATTTTTATAATTTAGATAATATTGTTACTGATGATATTCTTACTCCGTTAGTCATTCGCAATTTTTATAGTACTACGCCCGCCTGTCAAACTTGGAATATTAATAACATCGGCAAATTCTTTCATAACGCATTATTTAATGTTGAATGTTATGAAAACATTGAAAAATATTATATCGGCGATAAAAATCAAAAAAAAGATGGCAAATCTAAAACTACTATTTCTAATTACGCCAAATATCTTAAAACTAATACTACAAAACCCTTCTATTATTTAGCTGAAATTGATATTAAAGAAAAAATTAATAATCATGAAACCCCTACTCAATTACCTATGTATATTTTTAATCCTAATATGAAACCCTTCCATCATAATATTGATAGTGAATTAATCTTTTTCGGTAATAATGCTGCTAGTAATTGTCATATACACGTTGAAGATAATTATTTTCTTAACCAAGTTTTCGGTTCTAAAACTATATATCTTTTCGAATATGATGACTCTAATCATCTTGTTACTAAACATTGTGAATCCCTTTATAAAAATATCGGTATAGAACGCTGTTCAAGTATTAATTTTATTAAAGAAAACTTTTTTGATCTTGACCATTCCAAATTTAATAATCTATATAAAGTCACTCTTAATCCTGGTGATACCCTTATTATCCCCCCACATTGGTGGCACGCTACTAAAGGTCATGGTATTAATTGTTCTATTACTACTATCGTGACACGTACTGATATATCTTATTATTTTAAACCACGCTTCCGACCTGGACTTATCCTAGCACATTTAACTAATTCTTTTGATTATTCTGATACTCTTTTAGGCTTTTTAGATGATTTTGTTGAAAATCATTATTTTCATTTATATTTTCTTTTATCTTCTTTTTACATTTATTTTTCTAAAACAAAGTCTTGAATTCTTATATAATGGATAATAAATATAAATATACAGAAAATGAAAGATATATTGACATTATTGATGACATTAAAGCACATTATCCTATATTTAAAAATATTCACTATTATACTTCTCCTAATGAATTTAAACATATTATCGATAAACAACGCCTTTATAATGATAATACCACCAAATATCATAAATTAAAAGAAATTGATTGTAATATTAATACTCACTATAACCCATTAACCTCCCCTAATGAACCTATCGTCCTCCGTGCCTTCGGTAAAGATCTCCCCGCTTTTAAAAAATGGAATATTGATAATCTTGCCCATCATTTTGGTGATAAAAAAGTTAATATCGAATATTATAACAATTTCCTTCAATATATGAGTTCTGAAGTCACTTCTATGAAAAAATATTCTATGAAACAATACTTAGATAATAAAGATAACGAATATTTATATTTCGGCGAAACTCCTATTCGTGATTTCAAAAAAAAATCTTTATTTAAAGATATTAAAATTCCTCATTTTAAAAATACTGATTATAAAGATAGTACTTCTGTCATATTCTTCGGCAATAAATACGCCGGTAGCGCCACTCATATTCACATCACCAACTTTGATTATCTATTAACTCAAATTATCGGTACTAAAACTATGTATTTATGTGATTTATATGATAATCATCCCAAATTAACTCTCCCTTCTACCTTTAATAAACAACGTAAATTCCTTATGGACGGCAATACTTATGATCATATTAATGTTAATTTTATTAATCATGCTAATTTTAAATTTTATAAAGTCACTCTAAATCCTGGTGACTCTATTATTATCCCCCCTTGGTGGTGGCATAATGCTATCTCCGATGAATTATCATTAAGTGTTACTACTAAATTTTTGAGATCTGATACCTCTTATTTTTACAAATACCCTTCTATCGGCCTTTATAAATTCGCTAATGAAAATTTGCGCGTTCAATCTTATGATAAACCTGCTTCACAAATTATGAATTCTATCCCCTTCCCCTTCGCACCCAATCAAAAATTAACCCCATTCTACATTATGTTTGAAGAACATATTACTTGTTTCTTGGCTTTCTCTCATTTTATTATTAACATGTATTTCTATTCTATTATTATTAAATATTTCTTCTTTTATAAATTTCATTTTTCTATCGCTGTCCCTTTTATTATGTCCTTCATTATCATTCTTGATATCTTGGGTTTCCATCTTGATGAAACCATCGGTACCATTTGGTTTTTTTCTCTTGATATTCTTGATTATCTTATAGAATCGAGTAGAATGTCTACAATCTCACATTTATATCCATCACGTCAACCTCTATAATTATTAACTCAACCTTAAAACCCACTTAAAGATTTCACTACATATTATTCATGGAGTTAAAACCTAACATTTTTAATCATATATATCAAAATATCCCCGACTTCGAACTTTCTTATGAAACTATTTCTCATAAAAAAGTTTCCAATGAATATAATGTATGCCTCGCTATCCCACCCGGTAAAAAATTTATCGCTTGGTTCACTTATTATAATCAATCCGACGTCTGTTATATTTTTGAATTAAATAAAGATAAAGTACCTTCTAAGTGTTTCTTTTTTAAACATGATTTTATTCATTTCTCTCATGGTTCCCTCTTTTATGGCTCTATTTTTAATGAAGATGATAATCCTATTAGTTATTATATTATTGAAGATATCTTCTTTTATCAAGGACTTGATCTTAAAAATTATAATGTTTATAATAAACTTATTATTATTAATGATTTTATACCTATTATACAATCTATTATTATTAATCATGGTAAAACTATCTTCTCTTTACCCGTAATCTGGAATACTACATTTGATGAAAATAAAACTAATTTTATACCTGATCATATCTCCAATATCATACCATACCCTATCCATCATATTCAATATCGTTCCCTCTCTTCTACATTGCCTTATTTTAATGTCTTCCTTTCTAAAAAAATTAATCTTATTAATAAAGTACAAAATGTTATTCATTCTAGTAAAATTGTTAAATATAACATGGATTTCAATAAATCTACATATAAACGTAATGCTATTTTTAAAGTCTCCGCTGATATTCAAAATGATATTTATCACCTTTATGCTTTCGGTAAAAATAAAGAACTCGTCTTCTATAATATCGCTTTCATCCCCTCTTATAAATCTAGTGTTTTTATGAATAAACAATACCGTAATATTAAAGAAAATCGTAACATCGATTTTATTGAAGAAAGTGATGACGAAGACGATTTTCAAGATATCTCTTATGATAAATTTGTTAATCTTAAAAAAATTTTAAATATTGAATGTTTCTTTAATTTCCGGTTTAAAAAATGGGTCCCTATTAAAATTATTCGTGAACATAATCCCCGTATCGTTCATATTAAACAACTCGTCGATGATTATTACTTATAATTTAATTATTCCCACAAAAATATGCCGTTACCAAAAATCCTGCAAATAATACCACTATTATTATCGCTGTCACCTCTTCATTACCATCCTCCCCATAATTATTTGTATTTGTTGTATTTGTTATATTCATTATATAATAAATACTTATTTTTTTTCAATTTTTTTGGAGATTTTTAAATGTTGTATTAATTTGAGAGAAATACAACGAAATGTCAACAAAAAAATCTCAAAAAGTCGCCAAAATTTTTATTGTGAAAAATGTCATTATAATACGGGCAAAAACAGTGATTTGTAAAAATATATTTTGACTGCAAAACATAAAAATACAACAAAATACAACAAAAAGTCGCCAAAATTCTTTAAGTATAAAATTAATTATTTCTTTATATTAAAATAATAAATAATATAGAATCAAAAAAAATTCTTGAAAGTGAGAATTAAAAAAGGACATTTTTAAAAATGTCCAAATATATATTTCTATATTTATATTTTTCTGGAGAAATACCAAAAAATCAATTGTGATGTAAATGCTTTAAATTGTGTTTTTATATGAAAAAAATTGTTACTGAAGAAAAAAATTCGTTAATTTTTCGGCATTTTTTTTGTCCAGTTAGTTTAGGAAAAGTTGGACTGATAAAATGCCGAAAAATGCCGAAAAATATCATTGTGAATTATGTAACTTTTCATGCAGTAAAAAAAGTAATTGGGATAAACATTTATTAACTACAAAACATAAAAACTGGACTAAATTGGACAAAACTGGACTAAAACTGGACAACAAAAATGCCATTCAATTTACTTGCGATTGTGGTAAAACATATAAAGCAAAAAGTAGTTATTATTACCATAAAAAAAAATGCAAAATAATAAACACTGCAGAAAAAAATGCCGAAAATAATGAACCTGCAACTAAGGAGACGAAATCTAAAGTAGATGATATTGATTATAAAGAACTGATGTATGAATCAATGCAATTAATTAAAACACAATCAGAACAAATAAATAAACTGCTGCCAGCAATAGGAAATAATACAACAAACAATAATATAACAAATAATAATACGAATAATTTTAATTTAAATATTTTCTTGAATGAGACATGTAAAGACGCATTAAATTTAACAGATTTTATAAATTCAATACAAGTTCAATTAAAAGATTTAGAATATACGACGGATAATGGACATATAAAGGGGATAACAAATATATTTCATAATGCATTATCGAATATGGAAGAGAATAAACGCCCGATGCATTGTACAGATTTAAAACGGGAGACGTTATATATAAAAGATAATGATGAATGGATGAAAGACGAGGAGAAAGATAAAATAAAACAGGCGGTAGACAAAGTAACGAATAAGAATATAAGTAATACAAGTAAATGGTTAGAAAAATACCCGGAACATGTAGATGCGGGATCAAAAGATTTTGAGAAATATATCAAAATGACATCAAATTGTATGGGGACAGGGGATGAGGGGGAACAAAATAAGATAGTAAAAAATATATTAAAAGAGGTAGTAGTAGATAAAACAAAGAAGTAATTTACAAAATTAGATATAATTAATAAAATCTTGATCGACAATTTCGATAGAATAAGGTCCACTAGTAGCGGAAACATAAGCGACATAAAACCGATTAGAAATACGTAGGATACAATGAGATGTCAATCCACCACTAGTAGATGCGTATGAGGAAGCGATAATATTAGGATTATTAAAGAAATTGTTAAGTTTATTGATAGTATGATTAATATGAGGATGACTAACTTGAGGTCGAAGGATCTCAGGATTGTAAAAAGAGATGGGGTTATCATTAGACAAAGAGCGTCTATAAATAGTATCATAAATAGTAAGTACAGTAGAAGGACAAATATTATCAAAAGCCGAAATGTCATTATTATTATTTAAGTAACCTTGACTAAGCCAATCATTGGAAGGTAAATTATTATTTTGATAATTATTTTCATAACCTCGCACAATAATAACCGGGTCATTATTAATACGTGGGATAGAAATTGAATTTTCAGTATTCGGTGGGATAATCGACATTATATTTAAATTTTATGGAGGGTGTAAGACAAAAAAATAATTCAATTTTATATTATTATATAAAAAATAATAATATATAAATAAATGATACCAGTGAGGTTCGAACTCACGCCCCTTGAGAACAGTACCTTAAACTGCCGCCTTAGACCACTCGGCCATGGTACCAAAAAATTACATACAAGTGTTGACACTTGTATTATGCACTCATGATGGGATTTGAACCCACGATCTCCTGCTAACTTCAAATTTTTTAGAAGGCAGGCGCCTTGTCCGCTAGGCCACACGAGCAATAGCCAATAGATTGTTTATACTTGGCTGATCTTCAATATATTTAATACATTTTCTTTAAATGTTTTAAATTTAAAAATATTTAATAAAACAGTTCGACTATTTCTAATGTTTTTTCTGATTTAGTTTCAATCCATTTTTGTATTTCATTTTTTAGAGTAGTTAATCTATTATTCCATTCCACTTTTTTTGATATGTTAAGAACCCCTAATTTATTCAATTTCCAACAAGATTCTATTTTTTTACCATCTTTATCAATATAATCGTCTGGATTAAACCTGATAAATATAATCGGTCTATGATTTAAATCTCTTGATAATTCCATAGTTCGCTTGTTGTCGCAGCTATAATTTTTATGTTGATTTTCATCAACTTCAATAATAATAATTTGATAACCTAAATCCAACAACAGATCAGGTCTTTTCTTTGAGCATCCATCTTGAACCGTTTTGTCTGTTATCCAAGTGAAATCAGGGTATGTTTCTCTTATATTATCTACTACATCCTTTTCTTTGGTTTTGTAATTTCTAATAATTGGCTTATCACGATTTTCAGGATTATTGACAAAACAAGGCATACAATATCCTTCATATTTTTTATTTTTAACATGTGTATCACACCAGTTTGATTTACATAAGCCGGAACCACCACATATTATGCAATATTCTTTTCGTTTATTGTGAATGCAAAAATCAGTTCCATCACATTCTCGACAAGCTCTTTTTAGTTTATTATGAATGCAATATATAGATCCACCACATTCTCGACAAGCTCTTTTTAGTTTATTGTGAATACAATATGCAGATGGAGTGCATTCTCTACATACTGTTTTTCGTTTTTCATGAATGCAAAATATAGATCCACCACATTCTCTACACTCTCTTTTTACTTTATCGTGTTCACATAATATTTTTGGGTTACAAATTCTACATTGCAATTTTAATCTGTCATGAGTGCAATATGCAGAAGGGTTACAAATTCTACAATATCGTTTGAATTTGTTATGATCACATTTTTTACGTGTCATTTATATAATTAAAAAAAGAGCCGTTGAAATAAATCAATTTTACGACATTTTGTAAAAAAAATGTTTTAAATTTAAAAATATTTAATAAAAAAAATGTAAATAATAGGAAAATTATTGTAGTAAGTTCTTTTGTTGAATAATCATTTTTAAATTAAGATTTCTAAGAGTAATGTGTTTAAGTTTTTTAATTAATTTTTGTTTAATTTTAAATTCAAGAGAATGGGTGTATGGTTGGATTTTATCTTCAATACGATGAACACATGAATTACAGACATGAATAAATGAATTATTATAATGTTGGAATGATTCACAACAATATAGACAAGTATATTTAGAGCAATTGTAACAAGTGTATGGGGTAAAATGTTTTTTACAATTAGAACAGTGTTCATGTAGATTGATAGGGTCGGGTTTCATATTATTAGTAAATTTTATTAATAATAATGAGAGAAGGGAGAAATAAATCAATTTTACATAAAATTATAAAATTTATTCAAAGTAACGATTAAGATATGGCATGCAGCGTTTAAAGGGGACGATAGAGGATTTAAAGAAATTAAAGAATTCTTCTTGCTGAGAGAGATTATCATCATCGAGATAATATTTAAATCCAGAGATTTGAATGGCATGTTTATAAATAAGATGTCTGATATCAGGATTTTCAGTATTACTACCGGAGAATAAGCCGGTATTTTCAATAATATCAGGCATACCGATATTAATTTTTTTGACGTCACTGATGCCATTATCGTCTAAAGAAGGGACAGTTTCAGCGGATTCGAGGATATCAATAAATTTAGTTTTTTTGAAAAATTGAGAATTACTTTTAGAACTAATATAATTATTTAAATCGTAACAATTATTTTCATCTTTAGAACATTTAGTGAGGGCATTAAAGTTATAAATATTAGTATTATCAATAATAACAACAAATTTACCGAGGATATCCTGAAGAGTAGTATTATGATCAATAGGGGTATTATATAATTTTTTAGTTTTAGCGAGGGTATTATCGATGGATGCGGCGATATATTTAAGAGAATTATTATCATTAGATTTAACACGGATATGGATGAATAGGGGGTCTTTAGGGTTAGGATTACTAGCGACGAAAGCGTTACTAGCGATAGTAGTAAGTATAGTATCAAGTACTTCAGAATTTTCAGTTTCTCTAGATGAATAAGATTTATCTTTAGTATAAGAGACGATAGGGGTACCGTCGACGACGAGGACTTCAAGATCAAGGAAACGACAACCGCGGGAGAGGACGAGTTTAATCATATCATTAGAAACATATTTACCGGTGATGGCGGAATTATAACTACCTTTAATACAATATTCTTTAAGTGGTAAAGAATAATCACCGGAGAAATCCTGAATTTTAATAGGGACGGTATCAAGTTTTTTTTTAAATTGTAAAAATTCGTTATCAGGAGTATTAAAAACGGCGAAACCCTCTTTAGTAGAGGAAGGTAAAGCTTGTAATTTTTGACGTTCATCGAGTAGGTTATAAACAATAATAGCGGTAAACAAGATAATACATAAAAGTACAAATTTTTTAAAAATGTTTTTCATAATAATTTAATATATATAATGATAATAATATAATAATAAAATAATATATATAATATAAATAATGGCAGGAGGATTACTAAATATACAAAGTGTTGGGAAGAATGATATAATATTTACAGGTGATTTATCAAAAACATTTTTCAAGGTAGCATATTCTAAATATAGTAATTTTGGTTTACAAAAGTTTAGAATTGATTATGATGGTCAAAGAGAATTAAGACCATCAGAACAATCAGTATTTAAATTTAAAGTGCCAAGATATGCGGATTTATTAATGGATACATACTTGGTAGTAACATTGCCGGATATATGGAGTCCGATATATGCGCCGGTGACGGATAATAATAATACATGGGCGCCATATAATTTTAGATGGATCGAGAATATAGGGACACATATGATAAAGGAGGTAACAATAACATGTGGATCGGTGACATTACATAAATTTACGGGGGAATATTTAGCGGCGATGGTAGAGAGGGATTTTAGTGAGGAGAAGAAAAAGTTATTTTATACGATGAGTGGGAATGTGAAAGAATTAAATGATCCAGCGAATGTAAATTTAAGGAATAATACATATCCGAATTCATATTATACGACGAGTGGTACGGGAGCGGAGCCATCAATACGCGGGAGGAATATATTTGTACCGATGAATACATGGTTTACATTAAATCATAAGACAGCATTTCCATTAGTAGCATTACAATATAATGAATTAAATATAGAAGTAATATTAAGACCGATACAGGAGTTATTTCAAGTAAGAGATGTATTTGATTCACAATATAATTATCCATATGTAAGGCCGGATTTTAATGAGGCGAGATTTCAAATGTATAGATTTTTACAAACGCCACCGGCAGTATTAAGTGGATCAGAACAATATGAGAATAAAGTGAATACATGGAATGCGGATGTACATTTATTATCAACATATTGTTTTTTATCGAAGGAGGAGCAAGCGAAAGCGGCGGCGGATGATCACATATATTTAATAAAAGATGTATATGAATATAGATATGAGAATGTGACAGGGACGAAGAAATTAAATGTGCCGTCTACAGGATTAGTATCGAGTTGGATGTGGTTTTTACAAAGGAATGATGTAAAATTAAGGAATGAATGGAGTAATTATACAAATTGGCCGTATAAAACGATACCGGGGGATATATATATAGCACCGCAGGATAATACATTAGAGACGACAATACCATATGGGCCATATATACATCCGGGGAGTGGAAAGATATCAGGTTTATATATAACAGGTGATTTTAATTCAATAAATAGGAAAGATATATTAGAGACGACAGCATTATTATTAAATGGAGAATATAGGGAGAATACGATGACGAGGGGGGTATATGATTATATAGAGAAATATACAAGGACAAGTGGAGGGGCGAAAGAAGGGATATATTGTTATAATTTTTGTTTAAATACGGATCCGAGAGTATATCAACCATCAGGTGCGATAGATATGAATAAATTTAAAAGAATAGAATTAGAGATAACAACACATGTACCGGATGTAGATTTAGTTAATTCATCATTTGATGTAATATGTAGTGAGGATGGAGAACCAATAGGTGTAAGAAAGAATAATTGGAGATTATTTGATTATAATTATAATTTGGTTTTATATGAGGAGAGATATAATATAGTATCAATAATAGGTGGAAATTGTGCATTAATGTATGCTAGATAAAAAGGGGGGATAAGTATTAAAATGTAGTTATATTATTATTATTATCATCTAATAATATATTATAAATAATGTCAGAAACAAAATGGAAATCACAATTATTTAGTGAAGAAAAGAATGAAAAAAATAAAAATATTTTGGCTTTTAATATGAAAAATAGAATAAAAAAAGTAAAAAATAAGATAGACAATATAGAACCATTTGAAACAATATATGACAAAGATGAGAAGGGGGAGAATGAGGAGAAGGAAGAAGGAATAGATGAGGGGGAGAATATAAAAGAAGGGATGTTTAATAAGGATGAATTTACAGGTTATGATTGGGATGATCCGAAACATGTAGGTATAGGGAATAAGGTAGGAGGTTCATTAACAGATATAATACAGAAAGTGTATGATAAAATGGTATATATAGTAAAATACACGACAGATAAAGTAGTAGAGGAGTCTGGTGATTCGGGAAGTCATTTAAAAAAAAATAAGAAGGTAGTAAGGAAGTATGTAGGTTTATTTTACTGTTTACCATTAGCATTATTTGCGACATATAATTGGTATTATATAACAACATTTAGAAATGTATTAGATAATGAGAGAACATTTCCAGGAAAATTTTTAACACAGCGAACAAAAATAGATCCGAAAACAAATAAGAAAGTATATAGAGGTTTATCTGATGATTTTTTAGAAAAATGTGAGGAGGGTGGATTTACAGGAATAGTATTTAATATATTATATTATTTTTTTGAATATGCAATAAAAATATATGATGAATTTAATTATGGATTATTAGATTATTTACCTGGAAAAATAACAGAGAACTTAGGTAGTACGGTAACATTTTTATTTTTATTTTTTGTGATATTAAATTTATTTTATTTTTCAGCAGAATTTGTGAAAGATATGTTTATATCATTATTAACAGGAAAAGGTCTAGGTGTATTATCAGGATTTTTATTAGCTTATATATTTTTTAAGATAGCAGGATCAGCATTTGGATCGGAACCGAATAAACATTATTTTTCAGATTGGAAATGGGTATCATCAACATTAGCACCAGCAGGAATAGCGGCGGTACCTATAATAGGAGTATTTTTAATGGTAAATTTATTACGTGCAATAATAGTAGGGTCAATGACATTATTTATAACACCTATATTAATAGGTTTATCAGTAATATGTTATTCATTTTTTGCAATTGGTATATTTGAGATAAATAACTTTTCAAATACAATAAAAGAAATAGATCAGGAATGTGTAAAAGATTATAAAGTGAGAGTTACAAGTTATTGTAAACCATATACCGTATGGGATTGGTTTGTATTCATAATATTCACATTATTAAAATTTTTATATGATTCTTTGTTGAGTACATCTTATATAGTGATGTTAATAACCGCAATAGTAGATTATAATTCAAACATTAAAGGTGATGGAGTAAAAACAAATTTAACATTATATTCAGCAGCAGTATTATTATTAGTATTAGGAATATGGTTTAATAAATTAGCAAGTACAACAAATAAAAATCTAAAAGAAGCAGGATTATTAGAAAAACCAAAGAAATTCGATTTTGACGAAAAGAATGTGAATATAAATGGAGAAGATTTAATCCAAAAAATAAATAAAGATGTAGAAGAATTAAATAATGCGACCGTAAAAAATATATTTTAAATAGATATAAAGTTATTTTATTTAAAATAATAATGTTGATATCAATTAACAATCTAAAAAAAGCGGAACAATTTGTTCATCTTTTTCAATTTTTAAAATTATTTACAGCAAGTATAAATATCGGTCTTCGTAAAGATCGATTTTATGTTCAAGGTATGGATTCATCACATGTAAGTGTTTTTGAAGCTTCATTAAATTCCGATTGGTTTGATGTTTATGATATTAATGAAAATACTACACTTGGTGTAAATGTACACTTATTTTTTAAAATATTAAATATACGAAGCGATTCACATAAAATAAATATAATTCATAATGAAGATAATTTAGATATAGAATTAATTAGTGATTTAAAATCAGAATATGATAAATTTTTTACTATGCCTTTAATGGATATTGATTCTGAAGAACTTAATATTCAAGAAACTGATTCCACTTTAATTTTTTCTATGGAATCAAAAAAATTTAAAACTTTAATTGATCAATTTTCAAATTTTGGTGATGATATTGAATTTAAATATTCTGATGATGAATTAATGCTTATTTCTGATAATAATACTGAAGGTTCTATGAAAATTAATATTAAATTAGATGATATGGAATCTTGTGAAGTTGAAGAAAATGCTAATTTTAAATGTTCTTATAATCTTAAAATAATTTCTAATATGGCTCAATTTCAAAAACTTACAAATGATGTCTTTTTACATATTTCACCT